GTGGGGCGGACAGTTGAGAAGCTCACGGCGCTGGCCGTGAGCAGAATGAAGGAGGCGGGCTACCACGGCGATGGCGCCGGCCTCTACCTTCAAGTTTCGAAGACTGGCTCGAAGAGCTGGATCTTCCGCTATACCCGCGCGGGCAAGCAACGGGAAATGGGCCTTGGTCCGCTGCACACCGTATCGCTTGCCCAGGCCCGCGAGCATGCCAAGAATTGCCGATCCACCCTGCTCGCCGGCGGTGACCCGCTGGAGATTCGGAAGGCTGGCCAGCTTGAGGATGCACTGGAGCGGGCCAAGGCCGTCACGTTCGACAACTGCGCCTCATCATACATCGCGGCGCACCGGGGCAGCTGGAAGAATGCCAAGCACGCAGCACAGTGGGAGAGCACGATCTTGGCCTACGCCAGCCCGATCATCGGCGCGCTACCCGTCGCCGCGATCGATACCGCTCTGGTTGTAAAGGTGCTCCAGCCGATATGGCAGGAGAAGACCGAAACCGCGACCAGGCTGCGCGGCCGCATAGAAAGTATTCTGGACTGGGCGACCGTCAGTCGCTTCCGGATCGGCGAGAACCCGGCGCGCTGGCGCGGGCACCTTGACCACCTATTGGCCGACCCGAACCGGGTGGCGCGCGTGGTCCACCATGCCGCGCTGCCCTGGCAGGAAATCGGCAGCTTCATGGTTGACCTGCGCCAGCGCGAAGGCATCGCGGCGCGCGCGGTGGAGTTCGGCATTCTCACGGCTGCACGCTCTGGCGAGATTCGAGGCGCGCGCTGGGGCGAGATCGATTTCGACGCCGCTATCTGGACTGTGCCGCCCGAGCGCATGAAGGCCGGGCGCGAGCATCGGGTGCCGCTGTCGAGCCGCGCGGTCGAGATCCTGTGTAAGGCGCCGAGGCTGAGCGATGTGATCTTTCCTGGCCGCCGCGCTGGGTCACTACTTTCGGATATGAGCTTGACGGCGGTGCTGCGCCGGATGGATCGTGGCGACATCACCATGCACGGATTCCGGTCGACATTCCGGGACTGGTGCGCCGAGTCGGTAGGCAATTCGTTCCCGCGCGAAGTGTGCGAGCACGCGCTGGCGCACAGCCTGCCCGACAAGGTTGAAGCGGCATATCGACGCGGCGACTTGATCGAGAAGCGCAAAGTTTTAATGCAAGTCTGGGCGGATTACTGTTCCGCAGTTAAATTAAAAGATTAGAGGAGATCGCGATTGGAAATTCCAACTGCAGTGGGAGCCATTGTTGCAGCAATGATAGGTGCGCTTATGGTACTTATATCAACAATATTAAGTAAGGAACAAAAAACTTCCGAATTTCGTCAATCGTGGGTTGATTCTCTGCGTAGTGACTTATCGGAATTCGCAGGGAGTGCAAGCTTACTGATCAACTACACTGATCATAATTCGAGAAAGAACGAAACTGAGATAATGCAGTTTCTCTCAGAAAATCACGATCGACTAGAGAGGCTAAAGTCCTTAGCCATATCCATTACGTTACGACTAAACCCTAATGAGCACCAAGAACTGATCGGGATTGTTGAACGTTTCCTTGGCGATCTAATTAAAGAAATAGAGAATAAGTCCGATGACGATGAAAACTTCTCGCCAACAGAAAAAAAGTTAATTTCTGAATCTCAACGCATCCTTAAAGAAGAATGGGCTCGCGTAAAAAAAGGAGAAATAGGATTTCGTCTGGTTAAGTATGGATCTGCAATAGGTGCATGCGTAGCTCTAATATTTGGAATAGCGGCTTACTTGAATAATCGCGATGTTCAGGCGCCTCTTGGCATGAGTTGTAGCACACCAGTTCGTGCAGAATTTTTTCAAAACTAGCTTAGACTATGAAGCTAACTACGGAAAGCGGAATTCTCTTTTTAAACCATAAGCTTACGCACAGGTGACTGTACTATGGAGTCCCCTTCCGTAGCCACGCAAGCCCTTGTTTCTATTCATTTCAGCAAGTTTGAATAGTACAGCTTGGGCTACAGCTTTATCTGCTCCTGGACTACCGGCTCATCCTCCAGCATAGTGCGCAGCGAGTCGGCCAGGATAGGTGCCGTCGACGACGAGCCCTGTCGGAAATAGTCGTGCGTGCGCAGCGCGAGCGCGCGCAGCCGCGCCACCTCCCACAGCAGCGCGCGAACGTCGGTCGAGTCAGCGCTGCGCTCCTGGATCGCAGTCAAGTCGTCCTTGGTCAAAGCGGGCTTGAAGCGCATGGTAGGATTACTATTCATGCATAAAGTTTTTGGACTTTAGGTTTAGTAAAAAAGCCCACTACAGTGGGCTTTTTTGGTCACTTTATTCGTGTGATAGTCGGCCTCCCACCTTTCGGTGGGGCTGTTGCTATGACCGAATTTTGATTTGGTGGGACGAAGATATTTTTAGCAGGCGTAGGTGCAGTTGGCATTGCAACGGCGGATGAAATACCGTGCAATTTGTTTACAACTTGATCAGCATAGGCGACCGAGTTAGCCGCATCAGTAGCCGTAACGCTTGCGCCAAGCTTGTAATCGGACGTAACTCGAGCGGCATGCAAAGTTTTCATTGCGTAACCGACAGATTTCGAAGTCAAATACATTGACCCCGTTTTGGGTACCGTGGGATGAATCAACTGATCGATTAGATCAGCGTGCAACCCCCCTGCGGATTCTGATGTTAAACATCCTGGGCTGGGCAAATTCTTATGGAAAGACTTTCCTTCCTCATAGATTGCGTAATATGCCCGCGAACATACTCCTCGCCAATCCGCCTCACACGCAGCATTCGAATAGCTTTTTTTCGCGGCGCTAATCAAATCAGAATAGGAGACACTCATACGCACGTACCAGCAAAAGAAACATGCATTGCTCCTGGAAGTGACACCCTTCTTTCTTCTATCAAATCGATGAAATCGAAAACCATAGAGGCTGCTGCAGAAGGAGCTGCTGCAACCTCATAAGTAAGATGAACTGTTCGTAGCTCACCCGGGACATCTATCACATCAACTCGAGGGCCGGCACCTTGAAACATCAAGCCGCGCGAACGCAAAACATCACCAGCCACTTCCATAATTTCTGCGGCTTTACTATCTGTCACTCCAAATTCGTTCAACAGTGCGCTCGCAGCCATAATCTTCTCCAATGGCAATGAATCCAAATTGGTTAAACGCATGCTGCGGGCCAGCGGCACAAATTTTGCTGCCGAGTTAAATGCGCCGATTGCGAAAGCAAACCGCGCATAGAAAGAAAACTGGCTATCTTTTGGAGCACCATATCTCGCAAATAGAAGTTGTGCTTCCCTACAGCGGCTAAAATTTGTAAGTATGATGAAGTGAGTAATTTCGTCATATACTTCCATCTCCCCCAAAGCTTTAAGCGCCCCTGCTAGATTACCCGTAAGATGCAAAACAAGCGCCTCGAGCTTAAGCGCCTCATCATAATCCGCATGGGCGAGAAGCTTAATTTGATCAATCAATGCGGTGATTTCAGGTGAATTAGGAGAAATAAATTTCCCACGCTCAATCAGCTCATTCAGAGGCTCGGAAATTTCGAGAGCTTTAGTTTTAATTTTTGCTGTCATTTTTACAATAATATCGTTGCCGGCTAAAGAGATTTATGCCGTTGACCAACGCGATACGAACTGGACGGTACTATGTTTCAATCAACGTGTCTGTGAGGGCCATCACATCTCCAGCTATTTATTGCAGAAAAGTCAACGGTTCGATATTTTCCGAAGGAAGATTAAAGGCTGACCGCAACACAGCCAAGCCTGTAGACAGCATCAGTATGACACGCTTGCAGGACGTATGCTTTCGATGCTGCAAACGCTGCAGAGATGTCGGCAGTATGACGTGTGCAAAAAATTATCTGCTATTTCGGCCAGGCCTGCACCGTCTTCGCGTGGCGCGCCGCGCACGTAGCGTACTGGCCGAGCAACTCGTTCATCCATTCCTGCCACGCGTCGTAGTCGGGCGCGGCCGGACGCTTAACTACCGGGCAAGGCTCCGCCAGTGCACTATCGAGGGATGCTTTTGTTGGCGGCTTCGATTGCGGCGTCGAGGTTGCGCACGCGGTCAGCATCAGGCACGCAACCAGCAGGCAGAGGTTTCGCATTGCGCAGCTCCTTGGTGAGCGCCGACATTCGCGGCGCCAGGGTGGATTGAATGGCGGCGAACTCGGTAGCCGCCGTGGTGATTCGCATGGCGTCGGCCTGCAGCGTGGTCAGTGCCAGCTCCGACTGGCTGCGCATGGTTTCCGCGTGCGCGCGCTGCAGCTCGGCGATCTCGGCGTCGTGCCGCCATCCGTTCGTGAACCAGCCGGCGGCGCCGGCCAGCACCGTCGCCAGCAGCAGGACCAGGCCGGCCAGCAGCGCACGCGAAGATGCGGCGACGGCCGGTGCGGCGGCTGCCGCTACGACCGGGATCATGGCAGCCCCTTCAGGCACAGCTCGCGTTCGGCTTGGCGCCGGCGCGTGAGGCCGCGCACTTCCTTGCCGCCGACCTTGTTCCACATGAGCAGCGCATTGCAGGCGCCGACCATGTCGCCCGCGTTCGTGCGCCGCGCCATGCTCGAGCCACAGAAGCCGCTCACGCCGATGTTGTAGGCCACGTCGACGAAGGCCACCTTCTGGCCGTCGGTCAGGCGCGCGAGCGGGATGCACATCGCGATGCCGGCGGCGTGCCGCTCGAGGTCACGGTCGAGCTGAGCGCGGCACTGCGCGGACGTGTACGTCTTGCCCCAGGCCGCGTTTTCGGTCGCGCCGGTGCAGTACGTGAGTACCCCGGCCATGTCACGGTAGGTGGACAGCTCCGTGCCTTCGAACGCCGGCGTGAAGCTGAGCAGCGCCGTCGCGGCCACGGCGCCGACCAGCGCGACCAGGCCGCGCCGCTGGGTAGGTGCGCTCTTAACCATTGCCGGTCACCGACGGTTGTGCCACCACGCGCGCGATCGCGGCGCCGAGCGAGGTCAGGCCAGCGGCCACCACCAGGATGGGCGCGGTGCCGCTGGCGTACATGTGCATGCCAGCCTCAATGGCCGAGGCGAAGGCGGCCAGCAGCGCGAAGCGTACCGACCAGAGTTTGGGGAACTGCTTGCTTGCGTCTTCGATGAAGTTCATGGTTTTTCCTGTATTGGCAAATGCGGCTTTGCTTCGGGGGCCTGCAGCTGCGCGAGGAATTGCGCCAGGCGCACTTCCCGCTCGTGGCACTCCAGCTCGGCCAGCCGGTTCTCGCGCGAATTGCGCTGGTGCGTGTACCAGGCGTTCAGCAGGAACGTCAGCAGTGCGGTGAGGATCCCGACGATGACGCCGACTTGCGTCAGGGTCAGGGAGGTAGCGACCGTTACAGCAGCGCCGGCGTAGCTGCCGACTTCCGGCGGGGTGGTCTTGCTGATGCTCATTGGCGCCTTTCGATGGGGCGTAAAAAAGCCCACCGAAGTGGGCTGGGTCTTGCGGTTTTGTGCCGGGCCCGGGTGGGCCGCGAGGATTACAGCCGTGCGGCGGTGGTGAACAGTTCGTCGAGCGCGTCGTCATCCAGGCCCAGCGCGGCGCCCATCATCGTGACCAGCGGGCTGTTGCGCGCGACGACGCTCGAGTAATCCCACTCGATGCGAGCGGCCTCGCTGTCCGGACTCGGCAGCGAGGTGATGGCTGCGTCGACCTGTCCCAGCACGCCGCGCGCCAGGAGCGCCAGCCGCGCTTGGCGCATGCTCACTTCCTGTGGCACCGTCGGCTGTTGCACATCCTCCGCGCGCGACTCGATCTCGGACAGCTCGTCGGGGGTGGCATCGCGCACGACGCCGTCTACCATTACTTGGATCGTCATTTATGAATTCCTGTGACCGAAGACGCGGATCGTTCCTGCGGCGAACGTGCCCGCAGTGACAATCAAGCGGAAGCCCGACACCGCGGATGTGCCCGTGAATGCACCCTCCGCAATTAATGCGATTGGAGTTGTGTAGTCCGAGCTGAGTCCGACACCCCGCACACCCAGAGACTTAGGTGTACTTGAGTTTGCGTTGCGCAACTCCAACGTCAGCGTCACTGCTTGAGCCGATCCACTTGAAATTGTCGCAACTGCAAAGAAGGAGTCAAAGGTAGAGAGGTTGCTGTTATGCGGCACCGGCCCACTATGACCAACCGTTGCCACGGCCCCTGCTACTGCCATGGACATACGCAGAAAAGCGCCCCCACTGGTGGTACGCAACCCTTCGATTTCGATCGTGTACTTGTCGTAGTCAGCAGTGCAAATATTCAGAAAATCGATGGTCGCTACAGGACTCGAGATAGTGGCGCTGGCCAAGGCAAGCATGCCATTTGCACCAGGCTGGCCACGATCGCCGTTGCGCTGAAAAAACAGCATCAGGGCGTCACCCGCAGCAAACGGGTTGGCTGCGCTGCTGTCTGTGCAAACGACGGTGAGGTTGCGGTATCCCGTTGGCGCAGCGCGCGCGGTGACGTCGAACATCATCCATTTGCTCAGGTCGCCCTGCTTCACCAGGCGGATCGAACCCTTGATGACGCTGGTCGAACTGTCCATTGTATCGATCTGCTTCGTGTAATCCTGCCCACCAGCGGTCAGGTCGAGGCGCATCACCGTAGCCGCGCTCTGCGTTGCACTCGACAGCCGCAACTTTCCGGCGCCGGGGTCAGCGTCTGCAGTGGCGGCATCGAAGGTGTATGTCAGTGCGTAGGCGCCGCCGGCAGCCGCAGCACTCATGTTCGCCTCGGTCGCGTTGGCCTGCGCCCCCCAGATCGGAAGGTCGCGCATCAGGCCCGACATTTTATTGTCGAAGTCCAGCTGGTCCTGGGACTGATCCGGCATCTGGGCCGGGTCGAGCAGTACGGTAATAGTCATACGGTTCCTTCAATTTGCATTGACATGTTCCAGCGGGATTTGCCCTTGACCACAGGCTTGAGACTCGAGTAGCGGCCGTACGCAATCGCCAGGCCGTAGTTGAGCGACCCAACCCACACAATCGGCCGCTGCCGGTACTCGGCCAGCAGCTCGTAGACGGCGTCGACTCGCGATGCATCCACATCTACGTCCGCGCTGATTCGCTTTGCCCAGTTCCGGATCTGGGTTTTGCTGGTGCCGTCGAAGTTGAACGAGGTGTCGGAAAAGTCTTTGATCTCGGCGCCCAGCGTCATCAGTGTCTTGCCCAGGTCGGCGGTCGGCCCGATCGCGCACATGCCGCACTTGGCTGTGCCGCCAGGCTTCTTGATCGTGATCGTGATCAGGGCGTTTGCGAACGGCGGCAGCTTCAGGCTGACGGCCCAGGTCTTGCGCCGTATCCGCTTGAAGCTCCAGTTGAAGAAGCTCGACCCCGACGTCGACACCTTGAGCGACTGCTCTTCGCGGTAGACCAGCCCCTTCGTCCGGTCGACCACAGACACCCTCACCTCGCCCGCATCGACATTGCCGATGTAGAAGCCCTGGCTGATCACCTGTGCTGAGGCCACGATGATGATTTCCTCGGGGTTCGAGGTCTGCGTGTTGTTGTACTGGTCGAGCATGGCCCAGCGATTGGCCGCGCCGCGCGGCGCCCAGGCCGCCGTGTCGGTCAGCGCCTTGCCGACGTTGCCGGCGACAAGGGATTGGAACACGTTGTGACTGCCCGGGTCGTAGACCAGCGCATCCTTCGCGTACGTCATGGCCGCGTTGTAAGCCGGCTCGACGATCGGCACGTTGGAATACACCAGGCCCGCGCCGGCGCTGATCACTTCCGCGGCATCGAGCAGGACATACGGTGCCCGGCTCAGGTCTGCCGGGTCGTACGTCACGCGCAGCACGTTCGCCGGTGCCATCTGCTGCACGCCATTCCGGTCGTAGTACGGTGCCGGCGTGGCGCGCGTGCAGGTAACGTCACCCAGGGTGACGGGTTCGATGATATCCATCAGGCTCCTTTAAGCGGTTGCGGCCTCGGTGACCAGAGGCTTGCGGCCGTTGACCACATCATCCAGGTGGCTCGCGGTGTTGCTGGTGTGCGTGGCGATGGCCAACATGCCATCACGCAGCGCCTCGCGCAGCTCGACGTTCTCACGCTGCTGCGCTTCGATCGCGGTCGACAGGCGCGCCACCTCCGCCGCCAGGGCCTCGGCATTCCCGTCCGGGCTGGCCAGGCGGCGCATCAGCTCGCGGTTGTCGGCCGCGGGCATGATGCGCTCGCCCTCATGGATCATTGCCGGCATGTCGGTCTTGACGTAGTTGGTGCCGACTGCGAAGCCCGGCAGCTTGCTCGACGCATCCTTCTGCGCCGCCTTCAGCCAGTCCGCTTTCTCCGCCTCGCTCATCGTCGGGCCGTAGGCCTGCATCCAGAACTGCAGACCCTCGGCGTCCGGCGCACGGCCCAGCACGCTCTGGTACAGCTTCCGGAGATCGGCTTCCGTCGAGTTGGCAATGCCGCCCACGATCTGATCGATCGGCGCGCCGCCGGCGGCAGCGTTCTTCCACCACTCCAAACCAGCGGCGTCGGGCGCACGGCCCAGGTTCTGCTGGTAGGCGTTGTTGATCGCCGCACCGGCCGATACAACCGGGTTGGCGTTTGCCGCTGCCATGGCGCCCTGCAGCGCCTTGATCGCCTGCTCGATCGACAGGCCGATGGTGCTGATGCCTTTCAGGACGTCGATCTGATCCTGGTGACGCGCGAGCATCGCGTCGAGCTGCTTGACCTGATCCTCAGCGACCTTCAGGTTCTTCTCTTCGACCGTCAGCGCACCGTCGGTCAGCTTGGCCAGTTCAGCCAGGTCACCCTGAGCGCCGAACAGGTCGCGCTGATAGTCCTGGTACGTGGCGTAAGCCGCTGTCGATGGACCGTTGCCGATCTTCGGCAGCGACTTCTGCAGCGCGTCGGCAGCCGGCAGCGGGCCGCCGGCCTTGGCGATCGCCAGCGCCGCGCGCACTTCCGCCATCCCGCTGTAGCGATCCTCCTCCTGCTGCTCCGGAGACCGGATACCGTCGAGCGAGCTACGCAGCGCGGACGACATGGTTTTCAGGCTGTTGACCGCTTCGGTCCGCATCTGAATGTCTTCCTGCATCGCCTTCTTCTGGCGATCGGTCACGCGCTGGAGCACCGCGTACGCTCCATCAACCCCGCTCAGCAGCGATGACGCATCATTCTTCAGCGCCTGGGTGGCCGCCTCCGATGCTGCCGTCTGCTGCTTGATTGCCTGGATCTGGTCGAACAGAGCGCGGTTGCTTTCGTCGAGCACCGCGCGCTGCTTGCCCAAGAGATCAGTCGCCGACATCGTCAGCGTATCGAGCTCGTCCTGCAGTTGCCCACGTTCCTGGAGGATGCTGGCCGCCGCTTCTGCAGCCGTATCACTGGCCTGTTTCAGGTAGTCGGACACCAGCTTGTACTGCGGGCCCAGCGCCAGAAGTTCGGCGTACTGCTGCGCGCCGCCGGCGGTAGCCAGCGCGCCCGACTGGACCAGGCCCTGTGCAGCTTCCTTGAATTGCTCACTGGTAGTGATCCCGGCAAAGCCAAGCTTCGCAAGCTGATCGTTCAGCGGCCCCTGCGCCTTTGCAATGCGCTCGGCCTCCGACAGGAAATTGTCGTTGAAGAAGTTGGTCTTCTCCGCCAGCGCTTCGATGCCTCCAGCCAACGCCACCAAACGCTCGCGCGCCTCGATCGAATCCTTGCCAACTGCTCCGAAAGCGACCTGCGACGTCGCCCCCATCACCGCAAGAATCTGGTCGACCGCGCTGAAGTTCGCGGCCAGGCGCTGGAGAGTGGCCGAAGCCTGCTCGCCCTGCGCCTGGAACTTGCCGATTTCCGGCAGAAGTTCCGCCGCCACCGTATTGGCCACGCCGACGAAGAATTCGGCGATCGCGGCCTGGTTGGCTGCCTCGTCCTTGCCTAGCGCGATCTTGATGGCCTGGGAACGGCTGGCGATGCTGGCCGCGTTCAGGCCGAGCACGTCAGCGAAATCAGCCGAAGATGCTTTGATGGCGTCGTATGCGGACGTCAGGCCGGCCGATACTTCGGCGCCGACCGGGCTCTTGTCGACACCATCCTTGTCGCTGCGGAACCACCCGCCCTTCTTCCCCCAGGCAGCATCCATGGTGCCGGAGAAACCGCCAGCGCCCAGCGATCCGTTGAGAGTCTGGTCGCCGCTGTATTCCTTCGGGCCGCGACCGAACGCCTTCTTCCCGATGGTATAGACGGCCAGTGCACCAGCGACCCAAGGCGCTGCAGCAGCAAGTCCGGACAGGCCGGTCGCGATGCCGCTGGCAACATTCGAGCCGACGACGGACGCGATGCCGTTGCCGATGTTCATGCCCAGCGCTGACGTCAGCCCCGATCCAATGCCCGCGCCATTGAGGCCGCCGGCCAGGCTGCCGAGGAAGCCGGTACCAAGGCCGCCGGCAACGGTGGCGCCGCCACTGACCATGCTGTACAGGTTCGACACACCGCTGGCCGCGCTGGCGAAGCCACCAACCGCGCTCGAAGCCCCAGCAGCACCGCCGCCCAAGCCCAGAGTATTCGTCAGGCTGGCAGCCAGTGGGTTCACCGTTGCCGAGATGATCGGGCGCAGCACCAGGGTGCCGAACATGTTTTTCAGCGTGGACACCAGGTTCTGCCCGAAGTCCTTGCCCGACTCGAAACCGCGCAGCAGCGCGTCGGTCAGGGACTGCTCGATCGATTCCGATGCGCGCTTCCATTCTTCTGCGGCCTTCTTCGCTGCGTCGACCTGCTCCATCGCAGCGACCGCCGATGCATTCCGTTTCTTTGCATCGATCAGTTTTTCGAGATACTCGATTTGATCAAGCTGTAGGCCCAGGGTGGCGCGCTGTGTCAGTTGTGCTTCGAGCTCAGCGATTTCCAGCTGCTCAACCGCCGATTTGGTCAGGCCGTAAGTTCTGGCCAGCTCCACGTTGCGAGCGGCTTCGTCCTCGGCATCCTGAACACGCTTCGCGTAGATGCCGCTGGTCGCCTCCAGGCCCTTCGAATAGCTGTCTTGGAAGTCGCTTATTTCCTTCAATGCGCGCAGGCGCTCTTCTTCTGCCTTTTTTGCAAATGGCTGCTGGGCAATGTAGGCCTCAACAGTCGCCTGGTACGCTTCGAGCGACTGCTTGCCTGCCCTGTAGCCGGCCGCCAGCTTAAGCAAGTTTTCCTGGTAGTCCGAATCGACCCCAGCACTTTTGCCATTGATCCGGTCGACCAGGTCGGCGTATTCCTTGGCGGCTGCCGCTTGGGTTTTGATTGCCTTGGTAGAAGCCGGATCCGCGAATTTCGCGCGAACCAGCTTTTCCATTTCGGGCGGAATCGCACCGAACTCTTTCTTCAGCTTGTCGAGCTCGGCGGCCAAGCGCTGCGCTGACGAACCGTTCTGGGAATACCAATCATCCAGGCGTGCCGTGCGAGTCCGCAGCGCCGCCGTAGCGACCTCACCTTGGAGCGCTTTCACGCGGCCGAGCGCAGACTCGTATTTTCCTGAAAGTTCGACCTCCTCGAGCTGCAGCATCATGCGAGCGCGCGCATCGGCGCCGGCGGTGGCCTGCGCCGTTTTGTTTGCGTCAAGTGCCGCCTTGGCGCGAGCCAGCCCGTCTTTGTCTACCTCGCTGATGCCGTCGAGCGCTTTGATCCGCGGCTCGGTGGCAGCCAGCGCGTTCCGCTCGCGGAGCTTGGCGATTTGCTCGTCGAGGCGGACGATCATTTCGCCCGTCGATTCCTCGGTAGACTGGACAACCTTGTTGTTTGCTTCCTCGGCCTTGCTCGCCCAGACACTGTAGACAGTTGCGGCTACGCCGAGCGCTGCCACCACGAGGCCGATCGGCCCGCCGACCAGCGCCATGGTCACACCCAGGGCACGCCCTGCAACGGACGCCGCCCCTGATGCTGCCGCCTGCGCCGTCAGCGCTGTGGACAGCGTTGCTGACGTCGCGGCCAACCTCGCTTCAGCGGGAATAAGCCCATTCGTGGTGATGGCCAAGGCGACATTGCCTTCTGCCGCGAGAACTGCCGCGCGCAATTCGGCAACTCGCGCTACTGCCAGACCATTAGCAGTAGCCGCAGCTGCAACATCGGCACGTGCCGCAGCTACGTTCGATGCCAAACGGGCATTATTGGCAACGACGTTTGCATACGCTGCGGAGGCGGCTGACGAGAGCGAGGACGCCAGCTTCACGGCCGCGACTGTCGCCATTGCCCCGCCGACCAAGACCAGGTTGTCAGCGAGCAGTTTGATGCCGCCAGAGAATGCAGCGACTACGCCACTCGACTGCGCCGTGGCGCCCACCATCTCCATCACGTTGTTCTTGAGCACGGTGACCGCGCCGCCGATGGTCTCCACCGATCGCGCTTCATTACGAAGCGTGCCAAGCGCGCGCGGCAGCGCATCTGCCAGTACTGCAGTCGTCAGCTGCCCCTGCTCTGCCATCGCGCGCAACGCGCCCACGGGAACGCCGATACCGTCGGCCAGCGCCTGCATCAGGCGTGGCGAAGCTTCGTTGACCGAGTTGAATTCATCACCGCGCAAGACACCCGACGCGAACGCTTGGGAAAGCTGCAGGATCGCCGACGACGCCTCGGCAGTCGATGCCCCCGAGACCTTGAGCGCCAGGCTTACAGATTCGGTAATGCTGGCAACCTGGGCCTGAGCAATGCCCAAGTCGCGCGTGCTTTTGGTGATGCTTGCGTACAGCGACGCGGTAGCCGACAAGTCGGATTGCGCGGACGTGGCGATGCTGCGCACCGAATTCTGAGCGTTCGTGAATTCGCTTTGGCCGGTCGTGGCCAGCTTGAGCTGGGCCAGGTACTTGCCGTACTGGTCCGAGAGCTGGGCGACAGCGGCGATGCCGCCGCCAAATGCGACGCTGGCGAGTGCGGCGCCGAACCCGCTGATGGAACTGCCCGCATTTCCGGCGGCCTCTTCCGCAGCCTGAAGCTGCTCGATGAGCGGGCGCGCGTCATCAGCAACGCCCAACTGCTCGGCGCGCAGTGCGGCCAGCTGGGACGCAGTTTTACCGATCCCATCAGCCTGCGAGCGCAGACCATCCAAGAAGCTGTTGCCGGCATCGAGTTGACGCTGCGCCGCCGCCGCCTGAGCGGTTTTCCGGGTAACGGCGTCGAGCTGGTCAAGGTACGGCCGCAGCGCGGTCATATTCAGGCCGCGCGCATTGGCCAGGCTCGCGTAAAAATCCGCCCCACTCTTCGCCCCAGCATTTGCCGCAGCGGTTGCGCGCTGGATGGATGCGGCCATGGTCAGCGTGGCGCGGTCGACCTTGCCAGCCGCCGCGCCGGCCCCGTCGCCCACTGCGCGCATGCCGGACGAGCTACCGAGGTCGTCGAGTGACTTGCCGGTCCGCTTCGCGGTCGTGGCGAGGTTTTCGAGATTCTTCCCAGTCCGCGCGGTCGATGCATCAATACGTCGCCCGCCCTCTTCCACGCCAGTGGCATCGGTGGTGACCTTGATAATTGCTTCGTTGGTGATTGTGCTCATTCGCCGCCCATAAAAAAGCCGCCAGGCGGCGGCACTGCATTCAATCCGAGCTTCGCATTGCCGTGAGCGCTGCGTCTTCCATCACCTGGAGGTCCTCGTCCAGCTGGTTGTATTCCTCAACCGTTAGCCCCATCCGGTCCATCCGGTTGTAGGCGACGAGGAAGTTCAAACCGATCGGGCCGCCCATCGGAGCGATATTCCACTGCTTGCGCAGCCCGTAAAACGTGTTGTAGGCCCGCACGTTGTCGGGCCAGATTTCGACCGACGTTGTCACCCCATCCCGAGTCATGCCGGCGATCGCCAGTTCAGCGTCGGTGGGCACAGCCTCGTACATGGCGGTGGCAACGTCCCTTAGTTTTTTGCGCGGGCGCCGGTCAGCTCGGCCAGGTACACGTCGAGCACGGCGCGGGCCGAACCCATGTAGCGCTGCACCAGCTTCTCGACAGCGTCCTTACCGAACGGCTCGTCCAGATCCCAGCCGCTGGCGATGTCCATCAGCGCGTCGACGTCTTCGGCGCCAGCCAGGGTTTCCATGAATTCCTTGAAGTCGTCGCGAGTGCGATGCTTGAAGATGAATTCGACATCAGCCGACTTGCCGCCCGGGACTGGGATCGACACGGTAGCTTTGAAGGTGGCAGCGACTGCCAGGGTGAGGTTTGCTTTTGCCATGATGATTTTTCTTTCGAGATGGGTAAAAAAAGACCCACGAGGCGCTACCTCGTGGGCTGTGAAAAGGCCAGCGCCGACCATTCGGCGCCAGCTGGCAACACAGATCAGTAGCGGACGACCTTGTTCTGCAGCGAGAAGACGGACTTCACCGCCATAACACTGCCCTTGGCCAAGCTCGGCGACTCGTTGAACGAGCAGTAGCCGGCGTACAGCAGCACGCCGCCGCCCGGGATCATGCCGCGCAGGCAGGTCAGCGCGACGCCATCGGAGATCTTCTTCAGGGCGGCGTGATGCGGCAGCGACTTGTCGTCGGCGGTCGTCAGCGTGACGGTGGTTGCGGTGAAGCCGTCGGGCAACATGACCGGCATGTCGCTGTCCAGCAGCGGCACTTCGACGTTTTTGCCATCGCCGCCGGAGATGTCAGCACTAACCACACCGGTGACAGGAGTCCAGGTGGTGATCTTGCGCACGGTACCGACGCCGGCGCCAGCAGGGAACAGCGAGGTGTCGCTCGTGTCCAGGCCTTCCAGCGTGAACGACGTGCCGGACGCAGCCTTCAGGCGGAACACGCGGCCGTTGGCCTTGCTCCAGCCGCCGGTGTATTCGACGAAGTCGCCGGTGGCAAAGGTATTCGTCGCGGTGGCCACAGCCTCGGTGGCGTTGGTGATCGCGGTGATGCTGACGGCAGCGGCGAATGCGGACGCTACAGCGAACGCGATGTTATTTGGCAATTGCATATCGGCCTTTCAGGAATAAAGCCCGGAAGCCGGGCAAGAAAAAAGCCGCCTCGATTTCTCAGGGCGGCTTGGGGATAAAACTGGTTCAGGTCAGCAGAAAAGCATGAAGTCCTGCATAGTCCCGCAGGTATCGGTTTCTTCGTCATACGTGGACATGCGCCCGGACACGACCTCGACCTGCAGCGCGGCCGCGGAGCGCAATGCGTCCTCCACCAGCATGCCGACTTCGGAGGCCTCCGCGCGGTGCTTGCTCCACACATTCACTTGCATGCGCACGAACTGCTTGTCAGGCCGGTCACCGGACAGGAAATTTATAGGCTCCCCGCCGGCCACTTGGTATGTGATGTAGGGCGTATCGGTGTCCAGCGGCGCTACGTCGGGATAGACGCGCCCGTCGACCAGGTGAGCCAGCGCGCCGTCAATATGGTCTTCAGGGGTCACTTTGCATTCCTTGCGATCTGCTCAGCCAGTGTCCGCGTCATGACGTCAATGGCTTCCTGTTTTTTGCTGTCGTAGGCGGGTCGCATGAACGGATATGCCCGGGTTCGCTTGTTTCCAAACTCCAGATCAGACACGCGCTGTGCCGCCTCTCGGTGGGCCTTCCAGCCAATTGTCCTGCCCGTCTTTTTGCTCACCTTCTTGTTCTTGGGCACGAACTTGTGACCGTTCTCGACAAAGCGCCAGTAGAAGGCGCCAGGGCTGGCGGCAGTGCCGTTGCGCACGGTGACCATGTAGGCCTGACGCCGATCTCCATCAGAATCCTCTTCAAGGCGCTTGACGATGATGTTGTCAAACAGGATGCCGGTCTTCTTGTTGGCCAGCGAGTTCTGCTTTGCCTGATCGCGAAAAACCTCTGCGCCGGCAAAACCTACGGTCCGAAGTGTCGATTCGCCGAGCGCTTCAGTGATGGTCCGCCTTGCGGCCGTCATGGCAGTCTCAAAGGCCGAGGTATCGAAGTCGATCATGTAACCGCCTTGCACACCAGGAACATGAAGCGGGAGTCTCGCCCATCTGGCAGCGCCGACTCGACGTCGTAGGCCTTCCCCTTGAAGAGCACGCGCGCCGCGGTGTCGATGTCGGCGCGAGCGCGGATCCGGATCGAGCACTTGACGATCGAAACCTCAGCGCCGGCGCGCACCACTTCCGCGCCGCTCGGGAACAGGACATGTGCCCAGACCGTGGCAATGGGCTCCCAGACCTGGGGCGCGCGCAGCTTGCCGGTGTCCGGACCCGGTCGCTGCAGGGTGATCCGATCGTTCATCACAGGTACACCCGCGCGCGATCGAGCAGGCCGCCCAGGAATTCACTCTTCGGCGTGCCGGCCGGCGCGAAGTGCTCGGCGACCTTGCCCAGGATGTAGCCTTTGATTTCGTCGGGCACCGTGCTGTCATCGACGCCGTATCCACACGAGTACTGCACCTCGACTGCGCTGATGCGCGCCTGGGTGGCCGGCCAGGCCCTGCCTGGCGCCGGCACGATGTAGCCCGGCTCGCTTTCGTTGTCGACCAGGTAGTCGTCCGGATGCAGTATCTGGCGTACGCCGGCGGCGTCGTAGAACTTGATGTGCTCGACGGCCATGATCGGCGGGTGCTCGAGCCGGAAGGCCGGCGGGAAAGCGTCGAGCGTCAGCCGGTAGGTCTGCTGCACCAGCGCGCGGCCCGTCTCGTGCTCGGCGTCGCGCGTGTGCTGTCCGATGACCTGGCGCAGCTCGACGTCGGCCTCGAGCCCGTCCAGCCGTGCCGACAGGCGCGCAGCTTCCAGCGACACTGCCAGCGCCACGGGCGGGGTGATCAGTCGCAGGCTCATCGGGTCGTTCCTTGTGTTGCCGGTGGCCGGCCGGCGCCGTGCGGCGCGCCAGACCCTGCCGGCGCGCGCGCGTACTCGACTGCGGCCGCATCCTGCTGCTTCAGCAGCTCGGTGTTGGGCACGCTCGGCAGTTGCGATGCATCGATCATCAGTTGTCCACCCGGTTGAATTGAATGGTGCGGTAGAAGCGCTCGCTGTTCGCACAGTCGATGCGCAGGTCGCAGTAGTTGACGCCGGCCGGCAAGGTGTCCATGCCGCCCAGCTTCACCAGAATCAAAGGCCCCTGGATCACAGCCGCCACCAGCACACCCACGCCCACCGGCTGCGCCAGCACCGCGCTGGCGGTGGTGTTGCTGTCCGCCAGGTCGTTGCTGATGTCGGCCACGAAATAGCTCTCGTCGTCGGCGTCCTTCTCCAGCGACCACGAGCCGACCTGCTGCTTGAACCCGATCGTGCGGTCGAACCGCTCGCCGTTCGCGCATGTGACGCGGAACGTGCAGAAGTTGACCGCACCCGTCGCTGCATTGAACCCGCCCAGCTTCACAACGATCAGCTTGCCCTGGATGACGGGCTGCTGAAGCACTGTCACGCCAGCGACGATGGCCTCGACCGAAACGGCGGTGGTGCCGCGCTCGGCCAGGTCGATCGTGAGGTCCGCCACCCAGTACCGCTCGTCGAGCGGGTGCTTCTCGCTCCACCACCGCCCTGTTTCCAGGTACGGGGCATTGGGCAACCGCGCGCTCGGCACACTGCCGAATTTCACCACACGAGTTCCGCCCGGGAATGCAACCCGACGAGATTCGGCTACCGTCGTGGCGATGACCCCGTTCTGCACAGGGGGAATCGCCGCAGGCGCCTGCTCCCCGAATGCGTATTCGCCGAAGGCGCTAGATCCGAATCCGGTCATGTGCTTAATCGCTTCCGTTGGACGTAAAAAAACCCGCTCGAGGCGGGTCTGGTTTGCTACTTCGAAAATCTGGGCCGTAGTGTTCTGTAGCCATCATGCACTTTATCAACTAGATACTTGGTCCAGCCCTGAAGCCACGGCTCTGCACGCGTAGCTATCGCCCATGAGAACACAAAGATTATGGTGGTTGTAGTTGCCAGCGCAAGCCATCTGTTAATACCATTCGCGGCCATCCAGCCCATCATTGTGGCACCCACAATTTGATGGAGCAGATACAAAGGGTAGGTCATCATGCCTGCGATTTGAATTGCTTTAACCATGCCAACTGGGAGGGCATGCAAACTTGCGTTCGCACGCACGGAAACGACGATCAGCGCTATGGATGCAAGCCAGATAACGCAAGGGATCGCGGCAGAATGATCAGATGCCACAGCTATCTGAGCGCAACCCGTGATGCAAAACAAAATAATCCAAAAAATGTTTTCCATATCATGCTTTTTTATTAGCTCTGACCAAAGGAACACTCCCAATGCGAAAAACATGCCATGTTCCATCAACAGCAACTGTGGCACCCTCCCCTCTAGTGCCCAAGCCAATTTCGGTGCGAACACACGGATTTCCTCGATTGCATAAGTAGCACGAAAGATTGCATACATTGAGCTGAATATTCCAACCACAGCCGCTAGCAATTTAATGCGTTCAAACCGAAGGAATTTAATGACAAGAAAAACCGCTGCATAAAACGAAATTTCAATCCCAAGCGTCCAGTACGAACCATCAATCCATGGCGCCCAAGGCAAGAACGCCATGCTGTGCCTAAACGCGCGATACATGTCCTCATGTTGTCGGAAACCAACAAGAATCGTAGCCAACAACGTAATGGGTGCGCATATCCATACAGCCGGCCCAAGCCGAACAATCCGACTCCGAACGAATGAGAATGCACTGGCTTTCTCGCCAGAAAATGCAATGACAAATCCTGAAATGACGAAGAAAATTTGAACTCCGACCCATCCGAATTCCGTGACTTCGTAAAGCTCAGGAAATTTCACAATGCCTCTACTCGCACTTCCAACCAATCCATGAGGGTTAGTGCCCATCAGAAAACAGTAATGGAAGGCGAGTACTAGGCATGCTGCAACGAATCGCAATACATCAAGTCCAAGGATATGCTTTGCGTTGACTACAGGTCTCAATTTACGTTCTCCTAGAATATTACTATTTTATCATGGGATTTCCATTGAGAACTATCGCGATATAGCTATTTCACTTGCTTACGCCGGAACCGGCAGTTCCCAAATAACCGAGTTCGGCTGCGCTTCAAAATCGGGCAGCAAGCGCAGTTTGTTGTCCAGCCGCAGCGCGGCTTGGTCTATGTACGCGCCGCTGTATGCGCCCGTCGGGTGCGTGATCGCGTACTTCTTCCACGTCGCACCAGAGTCGATGGTAGTGAAAAGGTACAGCTGGTTTGCAGTGCCCAGCGTGGCCGGTACGTTGTCGTCAGTCGTCGCAGCGGTGACGATGATCTTCCCGCCGTGATACGCAATGTGCGGCGTGCCTGCGTCCTGCACGCCGTTGTGCGCCATCAGACGCGTGCGCACCCATCTGTTGGTGGTCATGTTGTACTTGGCCACCCATAGGCTGCGGAAGGCTTCGTCAGGGTGCTGCCAGCTTGCGACCAGCAGGGGTTGCCCATCAGCGCCGATCGCGATGCGCGCCACGCTCGAATTGTGGTTGTAGTTGTTGTTCGGGAACGCAATTTCGCTGTCGTCCGTGCCGCTGACCAAAGGAAGATTCAGCGCCTTGCCGCGCATGGTTGTGAAGGTCGCCCCGCCGTCCGTCGACTTGATCAAGCTGATGTTCTGACGCGGGTAGCCAGACATTTCGAACGGCCCATTTCCTTGCAGGAACTCAGTCGTGACGTACAGCGTATCGACGCTCGCAAAGGCAATCTCCATACCGTAAGAGCCAAGGTACGAGGCCACATTACCAGCGAGGAAGTCAGCGCCTTTGCGGTCGAACGTGGTGCCGTTCCACTTGTAGATTCCGGCCAGGTAGCCATTGCCCCGCGCGCCCATCCACATACTGCCGTCGAACTGGTTGCGGAAGAAGCGGCGGTAGGAGCAATTCACGTCCAGGCCGGTCGGCGCAGTTGTTGCAGCCAATACCGAAATGTCCTCGGTGGGTGATACCACACCCCTCCAGGAAGTGTGGTGCGCCTCGCCGTAAGCTACGACCTTGCCGTCATCGGTCACGCACACACTGCCGTCCCGGTGCCCGATGGTCGTATCGTGCGTGCCCGTGGTCAGCTGAACGTCCTGGATCATCTCGTACGTGTTCTTGTTCAGCTTGGCCAGGCGCGATTGCTGCACGCCGCCTACGGTCACAGGGGCGACAACGTAGACCGCGTTCGCCGTAGTCCAGATCGGCGTGTACAGCGACAGTAGCGAGATCACCTTAGTGCCTGAGTAAGGCGTGTTGAAGCTCGTTGGCGACAGGTTGCCGGCAGGCGAGACGCTCGCTTCCACCAGCACAGGGGTCGGGACAAGCTCGAATCCTCGGATGCGCATCGTGCCTCCCACGGTATCCTGCTGGCGGCCCATCTTGAAGTGCGAAAGACGTCCGGCATCTTCACGGGTGAACGAAAACGGCAGTTGCGACCGCTCGACAATCCCAGACGCTTGAGGCGGGACAAGGTTGATCACTTTGTTCGCATAGACAGGCTTTGAAGAATCAGTCCACGGCTCATAGGCTCCGTAGAACCGAACTGATGCAGGCGATGGCTGACCCGGCGTGCCGGCCATCGACCACAGCATGTAGACATCGTACTTCTGCCCCACTACCGCAGTATCTGCCGTGAAATGGATTTGCCCCTGAGCGTTCGGGAAGGCGTACGTGGCCGCCCCGTCGACGTCCGTGGCGGTATATGGCGAACCAGTGCTGACTGCCATCTTGGATGGCGCGATCATGATCGTCGGGTTCACTGGTACCGGAACGGGATTAGCGCCGTCGAGTCCCTGCAGCGCGCCGCCCGTCTTCGCGAAGAGACCGGTCACCACCGCATACACGCCGCCTTTCTTGATGAACGTACCGACCGGGCTGACGTACCCGCCGCCCTTCTTGACCTTGATGCCCATTACGACACCTGGATGTAGATGGTGCCGTTCGGGCGGCCGTCAGAATTGCTCGGCGCGGCGGTGGACAAGACGAAGCCCGGAACCGCGCCAGCGATATCGGTCTCGAAGGCCGGCAGCTTGGCCGCGAACGACGCCGGCATCGAGTTGAAGACGCTCAGGGTTGCGCCGGCGAACGTGGCCGCCGTCGTGCCGCCCGCTGAGCTGGACAGGACTGACATGCGGGTGAGCACCGTCGCGCTGGTGACGGTGAACAGCGACGTTTCCTTATTGCCAGCGCCATCGTCGATCGTGAACGGCACGCCCGTGTCGCCAACCGCGAGGGCGCCATCAGCGATGGCCTGCGCCAGCGTGCGGAATCCTGCCACTGCCGCGCTCAGCGTGATCGTTGTGGCGCTCGTGCCGGTAGCGGTGAATTTCAAGCGGTCAGCAAATTTCATGGGGCGCGGTCTTTCGTGGGGGATCGGTTACAGTTCGATGGTTTTCATTCGCCCGCGCCGCTCGTACATCACCTTGGTGACGCCGAGTTCGCGGAGCATGTTCAGTGCGCGCGCATGCGTCGCGCGGTCGATCTTGCCGACGGCGCCGTGCACATACACAGTGCTGCTTGTCAGGTGGGTGACCGTGATGATTCCGTCATACGGCCGGCGCGCCTCGTAGCCGCCAGGCTCGGAGTACGCGCGGATCGTCGAGACCTCGGGAGTCATGTGCAGGTGGGTCATCACGATCTACCTTTCAGCGGCCAGCGCGCGCGGCGCCGGCCTGGGTATTACTTTTCGGTCGCCAGCGTTTCGGCGTAGGCCACGGCCTTTGGATCGGTGTCGACCACATCGGCCAGCGATTTCACATCGGCCGAGTCGATCTCGACCACGTCATTCGGTTGGTCGAGCGCGCACGCAGCAAGGACGCGCGCTTTTACTTTTTTGGCTTCTGCCATGTTGTTCTCCAGGTTAGGAGGCCGGCCGCAGCCGGCCGCCGGTTACGATCAGGTTGCGCTGTTCTGGAAGTGCTTGATGGCACCGCCCACGTCAACCATGTTGGCGCCCGAGCGGCAGAACGCCAGGAAGCCCACTTGACCCTTCTCGGTATATTTCGAGTCGGTCATGCGGAACAAGGTGACGTCCATCACATCGCGGATCAGGTACTTGGAGAAGTCGCCAAACAGGATCGATTTCGCACTTGCGCCCATCGGCGCCATGTGCTGGTTGATGACGATTTCACGGCCCATCAGGCGATCGGGTGCGCCGCCTGGGTTACCTTGCTCGTAGCCTGGAACAAAGATCGGGCGGCCCTGGCCATCCTTGATCTTGCGAATCGAGCGCAGGCTGTCGTCGTGCATCATCAAACGGCCCGCCGGACGGTAGAACGGATCGACCGAATGCTCGAGATCGACCAGGTCGTCATAGGTCACCGTGGTGGCCGAGCCGGTCGCGCCGATTTTGCCGGCGGTCGTGGCAGTCACGACGCCGCGTGGCTGGGCGGTGCCAGTGCCGACAGTGTGGTGGCGGTTCTGGATCCGGCCCAGGCGCAGGCGCAGCAGCTCGACGATGTAAGCTTCGATGTTGAACATCGAATCCTGGATCAGCTCGAACGGAAGCGCGATCGACTTCGACGAGTATTTGTACACGTCCAGCGATGCGGAGCCGAAACCGGTGTCCAGCGCGGTGACGCCAGCGTTTTGGCCGACGATTTCGCCTTCTTCCTGGGTGGAGTCAGCGGTGGGGAACAGCATCTGGGCGCCGGTCGACGTTTGAATGCCGGAGGCAACACTGCGGACAGCGAATGCCGCTTTCATCGCCTGGATCAGCGAGCGACTGAATTCGGTCGCCACCGTATAGCCACCCTCAACGCCAGTCGTGGTCGACATAGCGCCTTGGATATCGTGATTGACGCGTGCGCGCATAGCGTTGCGCTGCTCGGCCGACAGGTTCGACAGCCCACCTGCCAGCATCGCGCGCAGTGCGGTACCTTCGTCGGTCGCGCCGGCGCCTTGGCGCTGCGCCGCCTCGAGTGCAGCGCGGTGCTGCGCCTCGGGGTTGTCGCCCGCGAGCTGCGCGATACGCTGCTCGCGGCTGATTTCAGCATCGATATCGGTGATCTCGGCCAGAATATGGTCGAGCTTCTCCGCCTCGGCAGCTGGCATGCGCTGATCAGCCGGATACTTGTTGTTCAGATCGTGGGCTTTTTTGGCCACGGTATCGCGTTGCGCGCGCAGTTGTGCGAGCTTGGTCATGTAATACCTTTCAAGGGTTGGTCCGCTCTCGCGGCCGGTGGGCATAAAAAAAGCCACCCGTAGGTGGCTGGTCTAGTGGCGCGAGAGCGTCAACTAACTTGGAGGCGGGCCATCGTGGCGATGCGCTGATGCTGGCGCGCGCGGTGTTCTTCGGTAGCGACTGGGTCGACCGGATCGGGATCAGACGGCGCAGGCTTCGGGGCGTGCGCATAGGCACTCATGTCCCACGACGATTCGACCTTCTTGCCTTCAGCGATGCGATCGACGAAGCCGGCGGCCACTGCCTCTTCGGCGGTGTACCAGGTTTCGGCGTCCATGGCAGCACGCAGGTCTTCGACCGACATACCGCTTTTCTTGGCGTACTGGCCAGCAAGCGAGGCGTCGATTTTCGAGAGTAGGCCCGCAGTCGATGTCATGTCGTTCGCGTTGCCCATCGCCCAGGTCCAGGCGTTGTGGATCATGTAGAAGCCGCCGTCGGCAATCTCGACCTCGTCGGCCGCAGTGGCGATCACGGTAGCGGCGCTGGCTGCGTAGCCATCGATGTGCGCGATGACCTTGGCACCGGTGTCACGGATGGCCTGGCAGATGGCCTGGGCTGCGAACACGTCGCCACCCGGGCTGTTGATGCGCAGGTGGATCGTGCCGCCCTTGATGTCGCGGATCTGCGGCACCAGCGCCTCGGCCGAGACGCCACCCATCCAGTAGGCAGTCTCCTCGTCCGACACGATCGCGTCGTAGATGTAGATCTCGACCTCGTCGGCCTTGGACACGATCTTGGATTGCGGTACGCGCTCAGGACGCTTCTTGTTGCTCGCCAGGAGCTTGGTCAGGCTTTTCGACACTTGTGCCTCCATTCATTTTCAGTTTTGCGTTGGGCGGCATGTTTTCAAGCCGACGGACCTCGTCCGCATCCATGAACGGCATCTCGCCCGCGCGCCCGAGAGCAATGCGGTATGCGTCATACCGTGCCTTCAGGTCGCCGCGCTCGAGCGCCGCAGTGATGTATTCGACGAAGTACCGCTGGCGTACCGGCCACAGCTTGGTGTTCAGTTCCTGCTGGATCGGCGTCAGGTGCCGCTGCAGCGTGTATCGGACGAAGCCCATACCCTGCTGCGCCACACCGGTACCCCAGTTCGACACCGCGCCGCCATGCCCGACCATCGTGGGCGGCACGCCGAAGATTCGGCAGATTTCCTCGACGGTGAAAAGGCGCGTGGCCAGGATCTCGGCATCCTTCGAATTCACGCTCAACTGGGCCGGCGCCAGGCCGCCCGACAGGATCAGCGGGCCGCGCCCGCCGTTCTGCGCGCGCGCGATCAGCGACGCCTTGAGCTGCTCCAGCTGTGCCTTGTCCAGCTTCGACGCAGTCTGCAGTGCGTAATCAAAATTGCCGCCGCCAGCGAGGAAGCGGCCGGTGTACTCCTGGGCGGCCAGGGCGGTGCCGATCGCCTCGAGCGCTGCATACGTCAGCGGGCTCGGGCTGGTCAGCCCATCGAACCCCAGGCTGGGCAGGTGGATGATGTCGGCCCGGTCCAGTACATAGGCTGGTTTATTGTCGGGGGTGATCCGGTACCGCACCACGTCGCCATCCTTGAATGGACAGACGGTGTGGCGCGGCAGCGGCCGCCAGCCCGAGACCTTGTTGCTGTAGAAATTCGGGCGGATCCATTCACCGAAGCCGTCGCCATGCGACAGCTTGGAAAGGATGATCGCCTCCCAGGCGGCCGCCGACGTCCAGCCATCACTGGCCAGCTCGTTCAGCATCCACCAGTAGTCGAGGTTCGCCGAGTCGCGATCGTTGCCCTTGCGCTCGTAGATGCCGATCGGCAGCGTCGCAATGGCGCCGGGGATCAGCGCCATGCAGGCGTAGGCGGCGGATACTCGCATACCGGTTTCGGCCGTCACTGCCGATCCGGACGACGACCGGTGCGCGGCGCCCAGCAGGTTGGCCAGCTCGCCCATCGACATGCTGCCGCTGGAGTTCTCGCCCAACGCCACGATGCCAACGCGCTCTGCAGCGCCTTCGCGACCGGCCATCCAGGAGTCGAGCACGCGCGATGTGTGCGGCGTCTTCTTCAGGTTCAACAATTGCCCGGTCATTAAAAGTCCAATACGTGAATTTCCGGCGCCGCCGCCCCGGCGGGGTTCAGCGCCATCAGCGATACCGCGCAGAACGCGGCCATCAGCGGGTCAATCTTGGCCTTGCCGCTGGCCTGCTTGGTGATCAGGATGGCGTTGCCCTTGTCTTCGATGCGCGCGTTGCCGACGCACCAGGCCATCATCGGGCGGCCAGCGTGCAGCAGCTCGCGGCCGGCGACCTTCCGCTCGGTGTCCTTGATGGCGCCGTTCAGTTTGTAGCCTTGGGAGATCGCGACGATCTGCTTGAAGTCGATGCCCCGGTCTTCGGTGATGAGCTCGTCGACGATAGCGCCAATCCCGGAGACATCAACCGCGATGCCCTTTTCGTCCGGAAGTAGACCCGAGTCACGAACCTGACAGACCAAGTCGGCCACGGCCATGACGTCGGCGCCAGGGCGCGCGACGATGGTGAGGTCGCCCTGCCTCTGGAAGTCCAGCAGCCGCGGTGCAATTTCCTTGCGGCGCTCGAGCGCAATCTCGTGCGCCCAAGCATGGCACCACAACAGCCACTTGCCAGTTTCACGCTCGCGACCGAGAACCGCCAAGCCCAGCAAGTCATCCAGTCCGCCACCGTCGATACCGACGACAGCGACCTCGGACCTCTCGAGCAGCGTTTCTAGCGTGATGGCCTGGTCTCCTGCGGCTTCCCAGAAATCGGCGCCGCCCCACCGGTCCGATCGGAGGTTCAGGCCAATCTCGATGTTCAGGTGTTTTGCCCGGACGTCGCGCACCGCGTGCTCGCCGGCTTCGGTCGCCTCCAGCAGCTTCTGCTCGATCACTTCCGCGTCCACCGAGATACCCCAGTTCGGGTTTGTGATGTAGGCGTTGTCGAGATCCTCGTACGCTTTGCTTTTCAGCATGTGGTCCGGGAACTCGTAGATGATCGGCAGAAACCTGGGGTCTTTGACCTTGCCGTCACGCACCTTCCGTGCATAGCTGAGCTTGTCCAGGAACACGCCCGCCGGGGGCTCCGCCGATTGCGTCGTGCAGTAGAAGACGAAGCCTTCAGGGCGAGACGTAATGCCGCCGGTCGCCTCGGTCAGCATCGCTGCCGCCTTGCTGTTTTTGCCGAACTCGTGCAGCTCGTCGATGAAGACGCCGATCGCTTTCTTGCCGGTTACGGTTGCCGAATCCGCAGCCACCACCTTGAGTGTCGCGCGAGTGAGGCGGCAGGTGACGGTCTTGATGTGCTGCTGCTCGTGGAACCGGTCGTTGAGCTCATCGTCAGCAAGGATCATCTCGCGGATCGGCTTGTAGGCGTTGTCGGCTGCTTCCTTCGTAGGCGCCAGGATGATGAACTCGCCAGCTTGGCGGGTGTTGAGGATCAGGGCGGTCAGCATCACGCCGGCCGCGATCATCGACTTGCCGTTCTTTTTGGAGACCATCAGGAAATAGTTCGTGATGAGTCGCCGTTTTCGCTTGCGGTCGTAGCAGCCGAAGAGCGCCTCGACGAGATCGATCACCCACGGCTCGCATGCCTCGCCCATTGTCGGGCTGCCGTCGGCATCGACCATGCGCAGGGCTGAGAACACGCTCAGCGCATCCTCAGCCTCTTCGGGGAAAAGCGGCTTCACTGGCACCATCGACTTGCGCTCGACAATGCGGCCCTCCCAATCGGGTAGTGCGGTCGTCCAAGTTGTCATGACACGACCCTCAAGCCAAAGCGTCCGGTGCCGGCCGCCTTCGCAGCCGCATCTTTCTCGTCTTTCTTGCCGCCCTCGCCGAGCTTCTTATGCTTGAACGGCAGCATCGCCTTGGCCGCGTCGATCCTCAGACGCAGATCGGCAGCCGGTTCATTCATCACCTTGGTGAGAAACTCGACCGGGTCCGCAGTTGGTGGGATGTCGATCGCTTCGTCGGCCGGGCCCGGGGCCGGCATCGCCCGTGCGCCGGCGGACGCTGGCACCTGGCGGCGCTGATCGAGGTAGGCTTTAACATCCGGGTCTTTAACAATTCGTGACCCGGCCGCTGATGCTGTCTTCTCGCTGAAGCCGGCACTGATTGCCGCGTCCTTATTGGAGAGCCCGGCCAAAACGGCATCGGCGAAGGCTCGCTTTTTGCCTGTTAAAGCCATTAACAAACTCCTTGAAGGGGACTTTTATCTCTACGTGAGGAACTAGTCGGTGTCTGAAAACGGGGCCGCGTAAGCTTTTTATAGCCCCCCCTACCCTATCAGCAGCAGCTGGCCCATCGGCCTATCCGACTTCTTGATATTGCAGGCACGACAAGCACACTGCGTGTTTCGGTACGAGTGCTCGCCTTTCTTGGCGATAGGGATGATGTGATCCAACTCGGGCGCATCATCATCGTAGGTGCCTCGCTTTGCCCTCGGCGTATTAACGCCGCAAAGACAGCAGCGCCATCGATCGCGCGTGAACACGACGTAAGGGTCGACGTCTTCGATGGTGACAGCGGCCAGCCGAGCCTGCCTCTTAGCCTTCCCGATTCTCCTGCAAGCGGCAGCAGCCAGGTCCCGGCAGTCGGATGAGCAATAGTCGCTTGGCGAGCCACCTGCCGACGTCGGGACATACTCTACTGCGCACGTACGGCAATTCTTGCTTGCGGGCAGTTGACTTACATATTTGCCGCGCGGCCAACACGAGCCTGAGCAGTACGCGCGCACTCGATTCGCGGTGAATGGCGCGAGACATCCCTTGCAGGTAGCAATCCATATGCGGCTATAGGGGGCAGCCGCCTTAGATCGGAACGCGCAGTCCCGCGAGCAGTAGGTGCTGTACATCTTCTTCCGCGGGAAGAACTCTTTCTGGCAACCCTTGCAGGCAACTGCGGGAAGCGGCAACGTCATCAAGACCTGTATATATCCACAGTGGTAATGGTAACTCGACAACGGTTCAACTTTCCGGATTGAATTCAGCGTCAGCCACGTGCACGCTGGCGCGCCTCACGCGCCGACTTGGCGTCGTGGCAGGCCACGCACAGGGTTTCTTTGTTGCTGTCGTCATCAGTACCGCCGTCGGCCAGCGCGACAATGTGGTCGACCGGATAGCCGATGGTGGTGCGGCCCTGCCGCTTGCATTCCTGGCACAGGTCGCAATCACGTGCGCGGATGCGGCGCCGGTCCAGCACGCCGGCATAGCCGCGCTTGCGCTCGACCACGACACCAGGGCGTGCGGCCAGAGTGGCGACCCGCGGCGCTGCCGTCTGCAGTCGGGACTTGAGGGCGGTCAGCTTCATGTCTTGACAGGCACCAGCGCGGCCAGCTCATCCAGCAGCATCCCCGTGCTGCCGTAGCCCTTCGCACGAAGCAGTGAATGCGCGCGCTCGGACTCGACCAGGCGCTCGCACAGCCGCAGCAGCGCCGTCTCGTCGACCACGTGGGAGACCATGGCTGGCTTGCCACCAGTGACAGCACGGATGATCTGGTCGCGGTAGCAGACGATCGGCATGCTCACGTTACTTCTCCCCGAAGCCCGGCACGTCTTGTGCGGACTCGGTCTTGAACGAGATGAGCCAGATCAGTACGAGCAATCCGACCAGCGTCCACAGCACCCCGAACGCCCAGCCCGGCGCGCCCAGGCGATCGAGCAGCAGCCAGAACAGGATGGCGAGACCGAGCGGCGAACGCATCGGCAGGGACGACGACTTGATGACGGTGCTGCGCTTCATTGGATGCCCCAAAAAAAAGCCGCCCCGGCGCATGGATGCGAGGGGCGGCGAAGATCCTGTTGGTACAGGACTGGAAACGGGAGCAGACGGCGGGGCTCTCACCCGCGGCTTGCATCATAGACGATTAACGTTCGTTCATACAGCTGCATCTGCATTAATCGGTGGCCCTTACGTGGGCGAGACGGCGAGCCTCAGTGCTATCTGCAAAGTAGACCGCTAATGCAAAAAGCCCGAACGTTTAACGGTTCGGGCTTTTCTTCGGGCGTGCAGAGACACCCAGTGCGCAGAGTTTACGCCCAATACAGCCGCGTTGCAACATTGTTGCGCAACTTCTTTTCCAATTCGTCGCGCGCTTCCATCAGCACATCCTCGTACCGCGCATTCGGGAAGCGCCAGGCCGAGGCGATGCCCTGGCTTTTGTAAATGGCCCAGCGGTCGCGCATCTGCAGGCTGTCGACCATGGCGTTGACGCTCTCGCCGATCTTCATGTCGGCGGCGCGCTGCTGCTCGTGCAGGTCGCGCTCGTGCACGCCCTCACCCGCCAGCTTCATGCTGCCGGCGCCCAGGTCGCGGTCGTCGGTGCGCATGTAATCGACCCAGCAGGCCATGCAGGTGGCGTACGGATCGATGGTGCGAACGGTGGATTGTGGGGCCTCCGCCTTGCGGACTCGGCGGAGGTTTGGGGCGTTGAAAAAGCCGAGTGCAGCGGTGGTCATGGGGTTCTCCGAAAGACGACCCAGCGAGCGTAGCATGGGTGGTCAAGAAATTTCCGGATTGAATTTGTTTTCACGAGGCACGTTTACAACACAGCACCAGGCCTATTTCTGCATCTGGCCATGATTGTCACCGACACTCTGAACCCACTTTTAAATCGGCCTATTCAGGCGCAAGACAGAACTGACCATACGCACTGCCGACCTATCGTTGTCACTACTGGTGTAGTCACCCTCCTACGTCCATGCGGCGCCTTGCTCGGTTACGTATTTACGACTATTCGTGTAGCATCAAATATTGACCAAAGTTAAGGGCATTTCAGAATGAAAATTGCTCTCGTAGTCGAGGATGATCCCGTTTGCGCATCCAAGCTTCAACTGCAAATGAAGCTACTCGGCTACACCACGTTCGTTGCATCAACATCTGCTAGAGCATTGAACATCGTCAAAGTATGCGGCATCGACGTAATCCTGATCTCTGTTCCTACTCGCTTAAGTGAAAGACGATCTTTCGCTGGCGAACTCAAAAGCCTTCTACGCACCGCAACCGTTGTACTGATAACAGAGTGTGACGTTGTCCACTCACATGCGAGATCTCGACGCTATTCCGGACTCTCTGTTGTCTTGAGAGGTCCCGCCACCCTCATGGCTATCTGGCGAGCCCTTGAGTTCGAACGGGACGGCTTCGGTTGCCATCCTGGATGGGTCGCCGCGAAGCACGAGCGCCGGGTGCCACTGCGAATCCGTGCTGGTCACTGATCAAATCCAGGCCTTGTCTATACCAGTTCATGGGCACGATTTGTCTCATCTCATGGCAGTGATTCGGCGTCGACATATATACTGCTTCGATCTGACAACGCAGCATTGTAATTATGATCCAGTACCCAAAAGCGCTTTACCGTCCAGTAGGAAAAGACGATTTCAGCAGCACCGAAGTAGCCTTAGACTCGCGGCTAGTGCATTCTTTAGTCGAGGAAAGAGCAGCTATCCGTGCCGGCTGGTCAGAATGGCGCCGCGCCACGAAACGATCGGAAGCCCTGTGCCGCCGCAATCAGCGAATTGCAGCGGTCCGACAATTCTTCTATGAGTGGAGATGGGCGTTAGAGGCATTCGCAGTAGTGGGCGGCTCAGTCTCTATTGTCGTAGCGTATATCGCCAAGAATTAGCAAGCTCCGCTTACTCAGCATTCCACGCTACGACATCGTCATGGTTGTCACCAAAGCGCGAACGTGCCTCTCCCTGCCCGTCAGGTCAACTCTTTCATTTCGGTGATGACGATCCGCACCTGCCCACCGCGCACGACCTCGCGGCGCACCAGGTGGAGCTCGTCAATCTGTTCGTCATCGATCCACACGCCAGCAGCGGTCAGAGCGTCCTGCAGCGACTTGGCACGGTTGTCGATGTCCTGCCGGCGCCGGTTGGCTGGGTAGATCGCAGCGAACAGCGACACGCGCCCGAGCAGCGGCTCGACCTGGGCGGCAGCGACGATCTCGGCCACCGCGGCGCGGAATGCGATCCCAGCAGGTTTGATGTATCGCCCACCACGCGGGCGCTGGCCGTAGTAGTGGTTGATCGTTGGCGGGATGGGTAGGGTCAGGGTGATCACGCGGCAATTCCTTCGAGCTTCAGTTGTTCCTGGGTGATGGCGACGGCGCGGTCGAACGTGTCGTCGAGCTGCTGGCTCGTCATCCAGCCCGGCAGCGGGCGCCGGCCGTCGAGCACGTCGTGGCAGTCGCTGCAGCCGAAGCACGCGGCGCTGTCCGGTGCCTTCACGCCCATGCCCTTCCCGTCCGCCAAGCGGTTCGAGTGGCACAGCACCGTGGTGGCCGGGTCGCGATTGCACACGCCCAGCAGCATCAGCGTGCAGTCGCGGCCGCGCGCGGCGCGCCGGGCCGGCGTTGACTTGGCGCGGGACTTCTTCATCGGCTTACGTGCCTTCGGTTCCCGCTTGAGCGGGAATGTGGTCTTGGCCTGCACGGCGGCGACGCGCAGCAGCCCAGCGCCAGCGACGGCCGACTTGAAGCCGGTACTGCGCGCCATCGGGGTCTTGCGCTGCAGCGGCTTGCCCTGCTTGAGGGTGCCAGTGCGGGCGATGGGCGAGCGGATCATGCTGCCACCGCCGCGACCTGGCGCTCGTGCACGAAGTTGGCACGGATGAGGGCCTCTGACAGCGGCGGGCAGACGCTGTTGCCGCACATACGCACCTGGGCCGACTTCGTGAGTGGGATGCGCGGGAGCGACAGCGGGTCGGCGTGGGCCTGCGCGCCGCCGGCGAACAACAGGGCTGGGTCCGGTATCTCGTCGATGACGTAGCCCGCTGGGCAGCCTTGGGCCCGGTACAGCTCGTGCGGTGCGAGCATGCGCAGGCCGATGTCGCCGATCTCGTAGTCCTGACCATGAATCGTGACCAGGCCAAAGCGGTCACGGCTCGTCACGGTCGCGAGCGGTGAATTCGGGGTCTGGTCCTGATCTGTCCCGTAATAAGCCAGCAGGAAGGCGCGCACCTCCGCGTGATGCTGGCCACCGGCGCTGATCGTGTGCAGCGGCTCGTCGGCGCCAGCCGCGGTGCTCGTGCCGCGCAGCTTGCACAGGTGGCTCGATACCAATGCCGATTTGCCACCACCACCAGCCGTGACCGTGCCGAGCGGCGCGTCGGCGGCGTGACCAATGCTCTTGCCCATGTCGCGCTGCACGTGCGCCACTACCAGACTGTGATGGTCGGTGCTGGTTACCGTGCCGATCGGCTGCTCCAGTTCGGATCCAACCACGCCGGTGTAGTGCTTCGCGAGGAATGCCGTGGCTAACGCCTTGTTGCCGCTGGCGACCACAGTGCCGAGTGGCTGCTCGACGTCCTTCACGCCCTGGCCCCAGCGCTTCACGCCGGATGGTGATTGCTCGCTGTGCGCTGCATCGACCAGCACGGCGGACACCAGCCCGAAGTGCCCGCCCTTTACCTGGGCGCAGACCGTGCGCAGCGGCTCGCTTGCCGACATCACCCGCTGGTTGCTGGCATTGGCGTGCTCGTTCAGGAACGCAGTTACCAGAGCCGCCTTCGTCGAGCCGACTACGGTGCCGAGCGGCTTCTCGGTATCCAGCGCGCGCGGCGCCTGCCCTTCGCGCTCACCGTAGCCGACCTGCACCATCGTGGCCGTAGCCAGCGCCTTCTCGCCGCGGTGCGCACCAGTGATCGTGCGGAATGGCTCGCGGACCGACTCGCTGCGATCGCTACCTTGGTGCGTTATCGGGACGATGCTCGGCACGACAACGGCGCGGTGGTTCTCGGTAGTCAGGGTGCCGAACGGCTGGCGCGCGGTGACAGGCTTGCCGGCATAGATCGGGCCGCCCTGCCCGACGATGAACGGATCGGCCGCGTCGACCACGTAGCGCATGATGCCCTTGGCGATACGGCGCAGCGTCGCTTCGGCCAGCGGGCGCTTGCGGGTGAAGATGCTTGGGCAATCCAACGACCAGTCGATGCATTCGGCGGCGGTGCGATACGGCTGCAGCTTACCGGCGAGGACGCCCGGCGACCCCGGCGCGCCGTTGGTCGGCGTCGGCCATTGAATTGGCAGGCCGTCGCGGCGGGCCACGAGGAAGAATCGCTTGCGGATGGTCGGGGTATCGTACTCGCTGGCGCGCAGCTCGCGGTGGTCGACCTTGTAGCCATGGGCCTGCAGCTGGCGCACGAAGCTGTCGAACGTCTTTCCGCGCTTGGCCGGATCCGGCTTCCAGTGGCCGTGCTCGTCCTGGATCAGCGGGCCCCACGTTTTGAATTCCTCGACGTTCTCAAGCATGATGACGCGCGGCTTGCACTTCGCCGCCCAGCGCAGCGTCACCCAGGCCAGGCCGCGAATCTTCTTTTCGACGGGCTTGCCCCCCTTGGCCTTGCTGAAGTGCTTGCAATCGGGCGACAGCCAGACCAGCGCCACCGGCTGGTTCTTCGTGACCTCGATCGGATCGATGTCCCACACGCTCTCGCAGAGGTGCGTCGTGTGCGGGTGGTTGATGGCATGCATCGCCAGCGCCTCCGGGTCGTGGTTGATCGCGATGTCCACCGGACGGCCGAACGCTGCTTCCAGGCCGGTGCTGGTGCCGCCGCCGCCGGCGAAGTTGTCGATGATGAGCTCGTGGCCCAGGTCCAACTGCATGCTGATCAGATCGCGTTTCATACTTTCTCCGTTTCGTTTTTGTTTTTGGTCTGACTGGCCACATACCGCGCACGCGGCGCCCGGTCGCGCGCTTCCTGATACAGCACGCCGATCTGGCCGTCCCAAGGCTTTTGCTCGCCCCAGGCGCTGCACATGCCAGTCGACGCGCCGTTGGTGGGCACGGTAAAGTTCGCGCACATGGCGCAGGGATCGTGCTCTTGCGTCATGAGGCGAGGCCTCCATGAGTAGGCGACCGGTAGTGACTGAACCCACCATGACTCGATCTAAATTTGACTTTCGGTGACAATTGCGGATTTCGCGCGTAGCATCCGTCATCGAAATCGCGCAGGGAACTGTCATGAGCACATTGGAAAATTCCGAATCGTCCCACTGCTGGGATGAAGGCGAATTCCGCATTCGCGGACTTTCCGCACTTGCCAATACTGGAAATTTTTGGCCCGCATACTCTATTGACCGAATTAGTGGGATGGTTGATGCTCCCGAAGAAGTTGTGCGGCCTTATGTAGATCGCACTCAGGCTTTCATTTCTGAAGATTTCGCCAAAAAGACGGGCTTGTCTCTTGGCTTGCAGCGCGTGCGCCAAGATGCTCAACTGAACGGTTGATGTCAGCACGGCACCACCTCAGTATTTGATTGCTGGCGCAGCGCCACCTGGTGCTTTGCCCACTCGCCCGCAATCCAGGTCACGCCCTTCGGGGTGAAGCGCGCCGAGTTGAATGCGTGGTTGTTCTGCGCGGTACCGGCTTTGACGCAGAAACGGCCTGCGTCCATGTGGTGGGCGTGAGGCGTCAGCGCGCCGTTCAACCGGTACATGACCTTCTGGTCGAGAAGGAATTCGCGGAATGCGCTCTCGTTCGCGCGCAGCAGCTTGGCGACTTCGCGGAATGTCTTCGTGCCGGTCGCGTTGGCGTAGCGCTCGACGAACTCCACGGCGGGCGCGGCGGCGGCCAGCTGCTCGGCCTGGGCCGCGATCACATCCTGCTGGTCGGCGGCCAGGCGCAGCGCGTCGGCGAACGATTGCGGCAGGGCCAGCGCCGGCGCCGCGGCTTCCAGCGCCATCCAGCGGTCGATGATCTTGGCGCGCAGCGCGGCGCTGTAGCCCGAGATCACGACCAGGCAGTCGCGCTTCGTCAGGTCGTAGACCATCGTCGGGCGCCCGCCGCCGTCGGCCTGGTGCGCGCGGGCAGTATTACGACCAAGTCGTAAAACCTCTTCGTTAATCAGCCGCTCGATCGTCGCGATGACGTCGTTGTGGCGCGCTTCGCAGATTTCGGCGATCTGGCGGCTCGACATCGTCGCTTCGGCAGCGCCAGGGCTATGCAGGGTCAGCATGTTGCCTCCGGTGGTGTTCGTGGTCATGGGTTCAGGGCCTTCCGGCGCGCGGCCTCGTAGGCATCCATTCGCTTCTGGTATTCGGCATAGCTTTCGTCCGTGCCCTTAGGGTCGTTGCCCTGCGGCTTGCGGATTTGGATCGGCGCGGCGACCGGCTTGCCGTACGCTTGCGCTGCCGGTGGCGGGTTGAGCAAGTCCTCGACGATGCGAACGAGGTAGTTCGGTGGGATCCTGGCGTCCGGGCCCTTCTGCTCGCGCGCCGTGGCGACTGCGGCGTGCAGCACCGCCATCGGCACCTTCCGGGTCGACCAGTCCTGAACGGTCGGGTGCGTGAACGTCGCGTTGACGCCCAGCTTGCGCAGGGCCACCGACAAGACGACCGCAGGGTCAGTGCTTTCCGGCAGGTCTTCGCGAGGCGGCATTGCGGCGGCTCGTGGGTTGTCGGGTTCGGCATGGTCAAGATCGACGACGACGACACCGGCGCCAGCCGCAGCGCTCGCGCTGTTGTCGTGGTTCTCTTCTTCTCTTCTCTTCTCTTCTCTAGGCGTGACTTGGTGTGACATGGCGTGACTTGACGTGACGCCAGCACCAGAACCACTATTTGCTTTGTCACGCTCTCGTTGTTCACGCTTGCGTTCAGCCGCCGTCGGGTCAGTGCGCTCGCGCTTTGGCTGACGCTCTTCCCATCGAGTGACGCGATCACCGTTGATCAGTGCGCGGCCCTGCATCGCTTCCAGGATGCGCGCGGTGGTGCCGTCGTCGGCGCCGAGCAGGAAGTCGGTTGCCTCGCAGTCGATCGTGCCGAACAGGCCGCGCTCAGTGTTCGCGCTGGCCTGCTCGAGGATCAGTGCCCACACGGCGATCACCTCACCGACGCGCGCAGCAGCCTTCCGAGCCACCAAGCCGAACTTTGGATCGTTCACGCTGCCGTGGTGCCAGCGGAACCAGTCGATACCGTTTGCCATCAGATGCTCTCCTTGAGCAGCGGGAGCTGGCGCGGGTCGCTTTTATCCTCGATGTAGACGATCGAGCCACCTGCAGGCCATGGATCGTCACAGTCGGCGCCGCCGCGCTCGACAGACAGCTCGGACGCACGACGGCACACGGGCGTGGCATGGCCGATAAACAAGCAGCCCTCGCAGTCGGCATAAACCGGTGCCTTGGCGGGTTTGAAGCGCATGTTGTCCGGATCGAGTGGCTCGGCGAGGTCGCCCACCCACTTGTCGCTGAGGATGTTGGTCGTCATGCAGCCACCATCGCAACGATGCAGCCGGCATGGTGCCCGGCGCCCTGCTCCACGTGGCAGCGGGTGCAGCACGGTGCGCTCTGCTGCAAGGCGCGGCGCTCGGCCACCGGTGCGCCGAACAGCGCGGCGACGAGCGGGTCGCGGCGGTCGATGGTCGGATAAGCGGAACTCAAGATGACGCGGCGCTCATCGGTGGCGCGGCGGCGCGGCAGGTCCTTTGGGTCATACGAGGCTTGATTCCCCGGCCCCGGGCCCAGCTGCCAGTCGTTGACGAAGCCGCCGCGCTTGGAGTCGTCAACCCGCCCCGCGTGGATCAAGCCCAGGGTGCGCAGGTAGTCCAGGCGCGTCGAGACTTGATCCGACTTCAGGTTCAGGTGCTGGGCAATCTCGGCGGTGCGATGTAGGCCGGCACCGATGCAGTCGAGGATGGCGTTGCGCAGTTCTACGCTGCCGCGTTTTGGGATGAAGGTGATCATTTTTCGGCCATCCCATTCAGGCGCGCCAGCAGCTCCATCATCGGGCGGATCGAAACGAAGATCGCCCTCTCGATGTGGCGCACCTCGTCGCTGTCAATGCGGCCGTCGGCCAGCGCGGTGTGCACCTGGGTACCGACTTGGCCGAGGCTCTGCCAGATGTCCGTGACCGATTCCAGCACCGCCATGTCGCTCGCCGGCTGCGCGTCGATCTTCGTGCACACGAAGCCGTGCTGGCGCGCCAGTGCGTGCAGCACCTCGTAATCGGCAGTCAGCTCCATCACCCGCGATGCGTCATCCATCGTCAGCACGTTCGTAGTGCTGTTCGGGTTGGCCTTGTTGCGCAGCAGGCCAGCCGTGTAGCTCATGCGTACGGCCAGCGCCTCACAGCCGCCAGGGGCGTCGTGTACGGTCTTGTAGAAGGCGTCTTTGTAGTTCATGTGATGTTCCTGCAAACAAATGGTGCGTGGAAAGTTTTGAGGCACGACAATGCAGTTATGGAAACTTCAATCTCACTTACGATTAGCGCGACGGCGCTTGCCCCCCGCACCCGCCGGGAAGGCGTCGGGGCGTACGGCCTCCAGATACTTACGCTGCGCGCGCGGGATGCCGTTCGTAAGCCACTGGGAGACAGCGCTCGGGGTGACTTCGCAGAGCAGCGCGGTCTTGGCGTTGCCGCCCAGTTGCTCGATCACGTGGCGGGCTTCGTCGGTGGAAGTGGTCATGTTCAAGATTCCAAAAGGTTAGGTTCGTGGGACGAGTATAGAACTCTAAACCACGCCGAGTCAAGCACGCTAAACTTGTTAAAGTTTAGAATCCTTAACATGAAACTTTTGTCAGAACGACTCGATCACATCTATGAACTGCGACCTGATCTCGAGGGCGATCGTGGGCAGACCGGTCTCGTGAAGGCATCGGGTGCGTCTAAGAGTGTCGTGAATCAATGGCTTGCGGGAAAGATTAAGTCGATAGATATCCGCTACGCACTGAACATCGAGCAAGCGCTTGGTATTTCGCACATCTGGCTGATGACGGGCGACGGTGACCCGCTCGACGCGCCGATGCGCGCCGTCAAAAACCTAACACCTGTACGGGCTGCCGCCGGCGATGACCACGAATTCGTCAAGATCCCGCTGGTGAAGCTAAAGCTATCGGCCGGCATTACCGGGTTCGCGACTGAACCCGAGCGCCGCGACGGCGGGACGATCGGCATGCGCAGTTCTTGGGTCGAGCGGCACAGGTACAACCCGGAATATCTCTACGCTATTACCGTCTGCGGAGACAGTATGGAAACGACGCTGCACGACGGCGACATTGTGGTCATCAACGTGGCAGATAAGCAGTTGGTCGATGGGGCGGTCTACGCGTTCAACTACGAGGGCGAGGCAGTCGTGAAGCGCTTGTCGCGCGACGCGGGGCAGTGGTGGTTGACCTCCGACAACTCAGATCAGCGGAGGTACCATCGGAAGTTGTGCAATAACGGCGATTGCTTGGTGATCGGCAAGGTTGTGCGCAAGGAAAGTGACCAGATTTGACAACATTCTGTGAGTATTCCTGGGATAGCAACTTGCTATACTTGCGGAATTCTAGGTTCTCACGCAACGCACTCCGAACGAGATTTGTGTAACACCGCGCGACTTGCGCGCGGACGCCTGCGACAATAGCGACAGGTGCAAAATGGAAAAGAACTCTCTCACATTCTCAATTAGCAGCCTGACTCCGGATACACTTTCGATGGCGAGGCTAGCTGAATATCTCAAAGAGCTATCTGTTCTTTACGGGAGCCAGCCGCATGTCCATTTCGAGAGCGTTACAGAAGGCAGCGCCTGTCTGAAAGTTCGCATCGAAGACGAGGCGATGCCGCACGTCGATGCTCGCCTTAGCTTGGTTAAAGATGGCTCGGCCGCGACCGATGCGACTAAAGCCTACGCCGCATTAGATCGCTTGCTTAGGGCTGACAATTCCTCGGCAAGCATTTACATTGAGAAGGGCAGAAATATCCTTGTCTTTGCCGGTTGCAGCCAGCCGTTACCCGACACGATTTCAGTTACACAGCAGACGACCATAGATGGCGTGGTGATCAAGATTGGCGGCAGGGATGACACAATTCCAGTTCTTATACGCGACCCGGAGGGTAAAAACATCCGCTGTGTAGTGCGCGGCTATGCGCAGGCAAAAGAACTTGCTAAGTACTACCTTGATGCCCCGCTCCGGCTACACGGCTTGGGGAAGTGGGTACGTGACGACGAGGGTTGGAATTTGGAACAACTAACAATTCAGTCTTGGGTTGTGCTGGATCAGACGCCGGCCGCTCAAGTACTAGCCCAGTTTGCTCATGTCGAAAATAATCTGTGGGGTAGTTATGATGACCCACTTGATGAGTGGAAGAAGATGCGAGGGCTAGATTGATTTTCCTCGACGCTAATTTTTTAATTAAGCTCTCGTCACGAAACCCAGATTCCGTGTGGCTTGGCTCATTTTTTAAATTTATAAGTGAGCAACGCCGCGGCGAAGCCATAGGAATCCCCGCTCCGTCTTGGGGCGAGGTGCTTGCAGTCGCCGGGCCGGCTACGTCGGCTTTATCTCGAGTTGTCCAGGCTCGTTCATCTGTGCAAGTAATCCCTTTCGATGAGATTGCTGCCATTGAGTCAGGCTTTATTCATCAAAAGATTCTAGCGCTTTCCGGCAGTAAGAAAGGTCTATCAAACGAGCCTTGGCAGCGCATTAAGATCGATCGACAAATTCTAGCGGTCGCTGCCGCCCGTCGCGCGTCTGCCATTTTTACAGATGACGATGGTCTCCGGGCTGACGCCGCTCTGATTGGCATTCAAACAATCGGGATATGCGATGTTCCCGTCTATCCCTCCCAGCTTTTGCTACTCCCCGAAGACGAGTCGGACTTACGGCTTACGTAGCGCGAACATTCCTACTTTAGGCCCCGCTTGACGGGGCTTTTTTACACCCATCCGTCAGGTGTCCCCGACTGCTTCGGTTCAAGTCCACACCAAGCGGCTATTTTTTTGCAACTGAAGTTTAGAATACTTGACTACAGAACGTTTAGAGTTCTATACTATATCCAGTCCTCGCTATATCCGTTCAGCGGCATGTAGTGACCACACAGCGCGGCTTGGGAAGTACTCGACCAACCATCAGTAATTCAAGGGACCGAGTCGCGCTGTGTGGTAGCTGGCAGGAATCAAGCGTTCTGCGTCGCTTCTAGATTTAGGAGGCCTGGCAGCCGCCACACCAACCAACAGCCGCGCGCGGCGAAAACTGGAGAAACGAGATGGGCACACGTGCAGATTTCTATGTAGGCCAAGGCAAGGATGCCGAGTGGATCGGCAGCATCAGTTGGGACGGCTATCCCGATGCCATCGCCGACGAGGTGCTGCAGGCGGTAGACGCGGACTCGTTCCGCGCCGCAGTGGCGTCGTTCTTCAGCAGCCGCACCGACGTGACGCTGCCTGAGCAAGGCTGGCCGTGGCCATGGAACGACAGCGGCACCACCGACTACTCGTACTGGCACTTCGACGGCAAGACCATGGGCAGCAGCTTTGGCCGCGCCCTCTTCCCGTGTGACGAGGAGCCGGAAGAGCATGGCAACTTCAAGTCCCTCGTGATGCCCGATATGACCGATCGCAAGAACGTCGCAATGGGCAACCGCTCCGGCCTGGTCGTCATCGGCGCGTAGCAAACCGAACCCGGCCGGCGCCGGCGCAATCGAAAGGAAACGGGCATGACCCAGCAGTACGACACCGAGTACCTGAACCAGGCGATCGACGAAGAGATCGTGCTGGCCAAGCTCGACCGGAACCAGCGCGGCAAGAAGCCAGCGACCATCTGGCGCGACGTGCCAGTGCACCAGGTCGCTCCACGCGGCGCGCCGCTGGGCATGTATGGCGGCCTGCACAGCGCCGACCTGCCGCGCTACCGCCGCAACCCGCGCGACGCCGGCGAGCTGTGCGTGAAACGCGGCCTGAACGTGACGCACGACCACGACGAGCATTGCGTATCGGCGTCGTACGGTAGCAGCCGGCGCGCCGTGACCGAGTACTACGGCATGCACCCGGACGTCGCAGCGGCCACGATGGCGGCGATCACCCGGGCTGCAATCCAGATGCTGACCGAACAGCGCGACGAAGCTGCCGCGCTCAACCCTACCCGCTCGAAGATGAGCCGCCGGCCCGGCGCCAGGGCAACCCACAAACCGAAAGGCAATCCATGAGCTTCAAGAAAAACCAACCTGTCCTGGCATCCACGATCCGTGGCGTCGCGCGCGCCGGCACGTTCATCAGCCTTCACTCGACCACCAAGGGCGACTGGGCTGAGATCAAGCCGGCCGACGGCACGCCGAACTTCAAGACCCGCCCCTCTCTGGTGAAGCCGGCCTGACGCCGACAGCGCCCAGCAGCACCCATTGCCCGGCTCGACCGGGCTTTGGCGATAAAACCATCAGCCCAGGAGACTTCCATGACCTTCCGCATCACCGCCTGCACCAGCGCCGGCAGCACCACCTACACCGCCATCGGCGACCGTGATGCGCTGATCGATGCAGCGTATGACGACGGCGCCCTGGGCGTCACCGTGATGGCTCAGGGCTGACCATGGCCACGAAGAAGCGCACCCGCGCCCTCACCGCCGATGAGCTGGGCCTGACGCCGGCCGACCGCGCGGCCATCCGGCAATCGCGCGCCAACTCGCAGTCCAGCCGCTACCAGCGCGAGGTGGCGATCGAAAAAGCTCACGCCGCAGCGCGGCCACAGGAACCGACCAAATGACCATGACCGACACCACGCAAGAATCGGCGCCGCTCGCACCGGCCGGCGTGATCTACCAGTACCGGGCGCTGTCCTGGTGCGATCGCCGCTGGCGCGACATCGAGTCGATGGACGAGCTGAACCTGCTCGAGGGATGCCCGGACATCTACGTGGTGCGTGCGCTGTCCCTCGTGCCGATCGATGACCTGCTGCGCGCGCCGGCTGCAACCGTGAGCGCGGCGGTCGCCGCCATCGCCCAGGCACGCCGCGACCGCGACGTCGTCGCCAGCCAGCTGCGCCGCGCGCTGGCCGCGCTGGAAGGCATGCCATGAACGAGCACCGCCTGCGGGCCATCAAGTGGAAGTGCGCAGTGGTGGTCGCGTATTGCGCCGCGTGCGCATCGGCGATCGCCCACGGGTGGCCGCTGTGACCGTGACCTTCGAAGAATTGCGCATCACCTACCAGAGCGACGAGCAGATGGCGCGCGACCTGTTCCGCCAGCTGGCCGTCGCACAAGCAGCACACATGCTCGAGCAACCACACAGCGTACGGGCCGAAAACAAACTGGCGAAGGCAGCACCGCGCCGCGCCTACCGAGATCGAGAGGAAGACTGATGGAACACGCACTCCCCCGCACCTGGTCGCTTTGCATGACCAGCGAGAACCACGGCACCGTCGGCCCGGCCGGCTGCAAGTTCACCCACGCACCGGATAAGCACGAGCGCGTGCAAGTCATCGAGATCGTTGCCGCTGGATCGCCGCCAGCGCCGGGTGTTGATCTGTCCGGCCTGATGCGCTTCGGCTTTTGCGACATCAATGACGACGAATTCCTTGAGCGCCCGGATGGCGCGTACTTTCTCGCGCACCAGGTGGAAGAGCGCATCACCAGAGCCCCGGCGGCGAAGCCTGTCGGCGAGTTCAAAGGCTACGTCGACGGGCAGCCAGCAGTGACCTGGTTCGATCGCGACAACATGCCGCGCGTCGGCACGAAGCTGTTCGCAGGCAATGACGCTGGGGAAGTCGAGATGGATGCAGGTTTCCTGCAATGGATCCATGACCGGATGCGCTTCGTGCATAGCGAAAACGAAAACGTCGACTACATGCACAAGCTGCGTGCCATTATCGCGTCAGTGCCGAACAGCAGGAAGACGCCGAACGTGGCCAGTGCCGCCGCCCCTTCTGCACCTATCGGAACAAGCGTCGATACGCCGGCGCTCAACTCACTGTTGGCGACGTTCACCATTGTCGACCAAAGCCCGGATGCCTCGGTCGAGCAATACGAAAAAGCGCGCGCTGCCCTCATTGCACACATCGACCAGCATGTCGCAAGCCAGGTCCGGGCGGCACGAGCCGGTCAGGTAGCGGTGCCGAAAGGGTTTGTGCTGATTCCCGAAGACGCACAGACAGCACTGATTGTGGCCATTGAACGCGAGGTTGAATCGCAGCTGGATGCGAGTGGTATTTCGCGCGCCGACATGTGTCGCCTCGACGGCGCGGAAATCTTCGACGCGCTCGTCGACGCTGCCATGCAGGCATCTACACCAGGCGAGCCGAAATGCACCTGCCCGAGCGGCGACGGCAGCCTGCGCTGGCCCTGCGATGTGCACCCGCCAGCGGCCCAGGCATCTACATCAGGCGAGCGCCAGGAAGGCGGTGCGGCGTGAGCATCGCCACCAAAGAGGCCCTGACCGCCGACACCTTCAGCGACTTCGTGCGGCGCCTGCGTCACCATGTCCGGGGCGAAGGCGTGAACTGGCACCACACAGCCGATGCCCTGTTCACGGTGCAGGCGCGCCAGATCGACTTCGGCATCGACCCTGCCTATGCCGAGAAGCTGGCCGTGGCCATCGAAGACAACATGTACTTCAGTCCGCAGGAATATTGGGATAGCTGCGACGCTGAGTTTCGCACGCACCTGGATGGCCTCGCGCAGGAAGATCACGACGGCCCGTTCCTCGCGCTGGACGAATGCGACCAGTGGGAAATCCTCGGTGCGCTGGACGACCACACCGTTTCAGGCTGGAGCGAACGCTGGGAGCATGTGAACTCGCATTTTACGAAGGAGGCCGCCGAGGCATTCATCCAACGCAAGATGCACGACTACCGCAGGGGGATGCGTGTCTACGTGGAGGCCCAGGTCTACTGCTGGGAGTTCAACGCCATCATCGCCGGCCTGATGGACGGCCTCATCGTATTCAAGGACACCGACGAAAGACCAACTGATTTAGTTAGTAAGGAGAAACAAGATGGAAGGAGCTAAACGACTTCTACGGCTGCCGGCCGTGATGGACATGGTGGGCATGGCACGCAGCACGATTTATAAGCGGATCAGCGCTGGTACCTTCCCTGCACCTGTCCAACTTGGGCCACGGGCGGTAGCGTGGGAAGAAATGGCAATCGCTAAATGGCAAGGCGGGCTGCAAACAGGCGTGAAGAAGTCAGCCGTTTGA